GTCTGTTGACCAATCGCATTGGCATCACGTTCAATGGCAAACATTAGACCCTTGAACTTTTCAACTGACCAACGACCATTTGAGTCGGTGTCCAGATCAAAGATACCAGCAGTTGTCGTATTAACCTGAGCACCTTTAACAGCGGTAACGTACAGGGAACGAACAACTTCACGGTTGATTTCAGCAAGAATTTCAGAACTAAGAATATTAGCAAGTTCTGTTTCTGCATCCAAACCGTGGATCGCTTTCAAGTCCTGAGCAAGTTCCATCGTGTACTCTGCTTTGAGGGCACGAGAAACCGCTGTAACTGTGGACTTTTCAATGCTGAACGCCATCTGTGCGAAAGCGTTTGTAGCACTATCGCCCAAAGCTTCTGCTTGAGTACGTGTCATTCCTGTTGCAGAAACATATGTTCCAGCAGAAGGACTGTCATTGAGAACGGCAGGGTTGGTTTCTGTTGAACCAACATCACCACCACCAATTGTACCGGCAGCGTTCTGGTTAGAAATATCAGGCATTGCTTCGTCCATAAGGGCTTCTGCACCGTCCTGAGAAGTGAATGAAGAGCGCATCGCAAAGATCAGACCCGTTGGACCTGTCATTGGTTGCACACCACATACGTCATAAGCAATCAGGTTAGGCATCGCACGACGAACCAATGAGATCAAAATTGGGTCCCATGTATCCATCTGCCCGCCACCCATGCTGTTGACTGGCGCTGCTTCTGAAAGAAAGTTCTGATCTTCTTTCAACGCAGCTTCTTGGTTTTCAAGAATGAGAGTGGTAACGGCCCGCTTGTAAGAATCCTCAATCTTCGGAAGATCGGGGTGTTCTAGGACTGGCTGCCACTTTTCTTGTAGATGTTCTGTCTGAAACATTTGTTTCTCCTTTTTTTTACATCCGTTTTATTATATTATTGGGCACGTGCTTTGTTACGACTGATTGCCGACATATAAGCGCTCATTGCCTCAGTCGTATCAATGTCCTGTGCGGTGCCACCATCTTCATCACCAAATGTTTTAGTCGTTGTAGTCTTCGGGAAATAACTCTCCTTCAGAGTGTTAAGTTTTTCTGTGAAGGACTCCTCATCAGTAAACTCAACGTCTTGTGTCAGCGACTTAAACTTCTCAAACTCTGTATCGGCCAAATCTTCGGAAACCTCAGCAATGACCTGTTCACGAACCAGTTTAGAATTCTCATCCTTAGCCCTGACATTCTTATCAATGGCTTCGTTAAGTTTCTCTTCTAGTTCAGCAATCTTTTCGGATTGTGCTTCCAGAACGTCATACTTTTCGTCTGGAACATCAATGTAATGATCTTCAAACAATTGTTTCAGGCCAGAAATAAAGTCTTCTGCAATCTCACCTTTAAGTCCACGCTCGATTGCTAACTCATTTTCCTTGGTCCATTCTTCTACGACATAATTAAGATATGTATCTACTTTGTCAGTCATTTCTTCTCTAAATGAAGAAAGTTTCTGGTTGTATTCATCGGAAACTTCGTTTTCGATTCTTTCAACCTCTGGACGAATTTTAGATTTAACTGCAGCTTCAAAGATTGTAGATGCTTTCTCTTTGAACTCTTCAGACATGGAGTCTTCGGAACCCATAAGAGCTTCTACATCATCAGAAACGTCGATTTCTTGAATACGAGCTTCAACTGCTTCCTTCTTTGCTTCGGTAGCTGCTTCTGCATCCTCTTCATCTTCTTCATCGTCGCCATCGACTTCTTTCATTTTCATGGCTTTCATGACCATTGCTTGAAGATTTTTGAGCTCCTTCATTTTCATTTCGCCCATTTTATCTTTCATGGCTTTGAGCTCTTTCATTTCGTCTTCTGCTTCAGAAAGGTCTTCTTGACCTTCTTCTGCTTCGACTTGATCTCCAGCTGCAAGTTTCTTTGGTTTCTCAGCAGGTTTTTCACCCTTTTGCTGTGCATCACCACCAATTTCTTTAGCGGCCGCTGCAACTTTCTTTGCAGGGGCATCTTTTTGATTCGGGTCAACTACGGGAGCACCAGTGTCTTGAACGGCACCACTCACTTTATCGTCAACCTTTTCACCCTTCTGTGCTGGGGCAGCACCTTTTTTCTGAGGGTCTTTTGAAGCATCGGCTTCTTCAAGTTCTGCAAGAACTTCCGCTTCAAGTTCCTCTATCGTTTTGTCTAGTTCGGACATCGGGATTTCTCCTTTAGTTTATTATATTATTTATAAATTATAATTTCTTGAGGAACTTTGCAAACTCCAAAGCAACCTCGTTCACATTTATCTGACGTTGTTTTACATCAAATTTCTTCTTTAAATCCGCAACATGAGCTTCTACAAGTGATCCATTATTCCAAACCCATTCTTTACCTTCCATAATCCCCTGTACAAATGCGTTGGGGGCGGAAGGATCAGCAACGATATCAGCTGCTGTTGCAAGATAAAAATCATCTCTCACATAATTGGCGCCGTTTTTTTGTTCCAAACTTCCCATACCTCTAGAGGAAACACCGAGCTTTGCACCTTCATCCATAAGATTTTTAACTATTTTACCCATTGGTGTGTCCATTATCTTCGCTTCGCCAATAAAATTCTTGCCATCTGGTGTTAATGATGTAATCATATGTGATACTCTTTCAAGATTAACTGTGGGTCCGTCAGGATGCCCCAGTTCACCAAATGCCCGATTTTCGTTTATAAAATTCTTATTGTATTTCGCAACCTCTTTTTCAAGAACTTCTTGAGGATAAACACGGCCGTTGCGATTTTTTACATCAGACTGCATGAAGATACCACGAATTTTATAATTCTTCTTTCCTTTATCATCCTCTTCGACAATAAGTTGAGCGTCTTCCACTGCTTCTGAAATTAATTTTACCGTATTCATATCATTATCCTTATGTTATGTTATCCCAACCAGATACTTTTTTCATTTTTAGAATAACTGTCCCTACACAAGCTGCATCATTTTCAAAGTAAATGTCACCATCTACTCCTGAGCCAGCGTTATTTGCGATTGAGGGTAAAGACTGTCCACCAGCATTGTAATGGCCATTTGCATTTAAAGTTAGTGCTGTTACGTTTGTTGTTGCGTTCCATTCTATTTCTGTGGTTGAACTAACTGTCCACCAACAAGAAACAATAGAAACTCTAGGATCAGTTGCTGCACCACCAAGAGCAGATACATCTACAATTTTTGTTGCAGTTCCATTTGTTCCTGTAATTGTAGTTTTAGTAACAACTTCAAAATCAGAGTCTACTAATGTTTGTGTTGCAAAGGCCATGACTTACTCCTAGATTGATAACATTTCTTTTTCAAAATAATTCATAAGTTCCTTCTCAGGAACCTTGAATTTTTTAGAGATTTCTTGCATAGTTTTCTCAAAAGTATTTAGGAAATCTGAAGGTTTAGCATCCATTTTTTTAAAGATTTCGTCTACAGCTTTCCGCATTTTAGGCGATAATTGTTTATATTCTTTGGATTTTTTGTGTTCATCCTTCTCTAACATTGTAGAATACACACCTTCAAATGTTTTACTCATCATTTTCCTCTTGTGGTGGAGGCTGTGATACATATGCCCTAGACAATTCTATTCTCTTCTTTTCCAAAGCATCTGAAACTTTATCAGTCATTGCAGATGTAAATGCTGTCTCTGCTCCAATATTATCATCGTTTATTAGTGAATTTACAAATTCCTTACTGCTCATCATCTTCTCCGTTATCTGTTCCGAATTTTTGATCATCGGATGGTACATTATCTTGTTCGGGGTCTTCATAGTCAGGCATTTCTTCTGGTGATATCACACCACCAGTTCCATCTTGTGGATACCTCGTTATACCATCACCCTTATCTGGCATAACAATTCCACCGTCCATAGGATCGGTTTCAAGTTCTTTTGCAATCTGATCACGCATCTGATCAATCTCTGCATCGTTCATGCGTAATACTTTCTTTAGAACGTATTCTTTACTAAAGAATGTTCCAACATATGACTGAATACTATCAAGAGTTTGAATACGGTCATTAAGAAGTTCTGCCTCTTTGAGTTCTGCAAAATGACCATCTTGCAAGTAATCATACTGAATATGTTCTTGCATCAATTCCCAATCATCAGGAGCAATAATTCCTTTTAGCAATAATTGGGTTTTGAGAAGGTCTGTAAACAGGGGGTTAAACTTCTTGCGAATACGTTGTACAAATTTACTAAATTTAAGCTCGTCACGGGTGATTTCCGTAGATCGACCTAAACTGAAATTGTTTTCTGCTTCTAAACGAGAGATTGGAACATTCAATGATCGATACAATTTCTTTTGGAAATATTGTATGTCATCTATCTCCCCCAGATTAGAACCGCCGGGAAGTGTCGTAATCTCTGTACCTCGACCACCTTCTCTTCGGGGAAGCCAAAAATCTTCAAGCATCGACATATGATTTCGGTCATCCCGAATCTCTCCTGTATTTGCATCGTAGACCAACTTGTTACGATAACGATTCATTACATCTTTTAGATATTGTTCTGCTTTTATCTTAGGCAGATTACCAACATCAATGTAGAAAATCCTACGTTCTGGTGCTCGGGATATACGATAGATAACCAATGCATCTTCAATCATCCTTAATTGATTTACAGGCTTAATTGCTTTATGTAAATAAGAAACAACTCGACCAGTGTTGCCATCTATAATTCCAGAAGGAACATAGGTAATAGCATCAGGAGAAATTCTTATACCTTGACTTACTTGATTACCGCCAGGATGTGGTTTTGACTGTTCGTTGTAGATATAATACTCTTCAACCTTTTCAATCATATCAACACCAGTGGCTTGATTTGTTTTCTTTTTTACATTCCTAACTTTTCTAATTTTGTTAGGATCAATCCATCTAAGGTCTGTGATACCTTTTCTTGGATTTTTAGTATCAATAACTTTATGATAGTATACTCTTCCATCAACATACCAACGTCGAAAAATATCATGACCTTTTTTTTCAAAGTTAAGTAATCGAAGAACTTCTCCAAACTCTTCTCTAATTTTTCTTTTAATTGTGTTGGAAAAAGGAAGTCTTTCAAGAACAACTTCTACTGCTTGATCATCCTCATTTGAAACTATACCTTCGTTTACAATATCTTCAACTGCTGCATCACATTCAGCTTGTTGAGCAATATCACGATACCTTCTGATAAGATCGTGATCGCTCTTATCTCTGCCGTCTGTGTCTAGAATTTGTCCAAAGAAACCACCACCGGCAACATCAATTGTGCCGTCATCAGGAGTGGGGGTTGCGAAAGATACTTCGTTACCCCCATCCTTCTTAGGACGTTCTATACGGAAACCAAAAAGTTCTGCCATAATATCTCCTACTTTCTATTATTTAGTAGGTTTTCAAATTAGATTGATACACCACCACTAAGATTAAATGAGAAAGATGATGTATTAGGAGATCGCAATGAACCAGCAGAACCAGTAACACCTGATGCTTCAAAGTGTTGATACCTCCACTGTACTTCAAATTCTTCAAGAGCATCTGCTGTATCTGAGTTCAGTTCAATCTCACCAATATTAACTGGCCATGCGCTTCTGAAAATATAAGCTTTAAGTGTCGTATCATCTCTATCAAGTTGTTCGACAACCAAATCTGTCTGATAGTCAGCAGGATTATTTACACCCGTTCCCGTAGAGAGATTGTTGATACCGTTTAACCATCTTTCCATCGCATTGCGAATCATGAAGTCTGTATCATTGATAAATGTCGTTGTCCAAGGATCAGCAAATTCACGATCTCCAGCGATATAAATTTTACGACCTCTAAATGGCACTTCAATCGGTGTCATTTCTTGAGCAGGCAAGCTTGAAGCCCGTGCCATAAATGATGTTCTACGAACATCAAGTCCTATAGCAATTCCGGCCGGAGGTGAAATGGTAACTCTAAACTGGTTAGCACGAGCACCACCGCCGACTAAGTTAGCTTTAAAATCGTCTATCATTGCCATGATTAACCTCCTACCTCTGAAAATGAAACACCACTTCTAGTTGCGACAAAGTTAAGTGTTATGAAATTAATTGCTCGACTTGGTTTAACATAGATATCACCTCTAAATTCATTTCGATCAATTACGTCACCAGTATTGTTCGTTGCGTCACAAACAACACTAAAGTCTGTAATACCTCTACGACCCTGACAATCCCTCAAGAAAGGTTCTACCATGTTTCTAAATTGAGCCCGTGAGAATTCATCGTTGAACTCAAAGAGCATGAATTTAGAAGCAGTTGCGATTGCTTTCTCAAGAACAAGGAACAGTCGCCGTACGTTAATACGGTCAAATGCACTTGGTTTTGCGAGAGCAGTTCTATCTCCAAAGAGAACCACACCTTGGCCGGGGAAATTAACCACAGGGTTAACCCTTGCAGTATAAAGTCTATCCCTGTCTGTCTTTGATGGATTGAAAGAAAGTTTTATTGCTCCTCGTACAAATCCTCTGGTAAGACCAGCAGGAGAGAACCAAGGATCAGCAACTAGGTCTGTATTTGCACAAAGACCAGCACTGTCACCACAAAGTGGGACATATCGATATACATCATTGTACTTGTCATACATGTACTTGTATCCACTATCGTAGAACATATACGATGAAGATGGACATAGATCAAATGCAGTTTTAACATTCTCTACCGCCGTTGCAGAAGTTGCGGTATTATCAGCAACTCCAACTGTGGCAGAGCGAAATGGAGAAACAAATCCCACACAATCTTTTCGATCATCTACTAATGCAGTAAGCATTGTCACATGAGTATCTTGAGTGGTTTTAGTATCACCAGCTCCTCCACCTTTACCACCAATTATAAGGTTTACATCAACCGCATCACTGTCAGCAAACTTATCATACGCAAGTTCTAACTCACCAGCAGTGGGAGCATAATCGTCTGTTCCACCTGTGAGAGAATCAATTTGTGTTGGTACAACACTTGTATAAGCAGTAGTAGTATCCGTGCCCCAGTTAGACCCAGCAGAAATATGATCTGTCCAGTAAATGAAGGAAGAATTTCTGAAAATTACATCTGGATAGTAGTTGCTGTTACCGACAGCATCTTTTGCAACAGAGTTTTTAGACATGAAACCATGTGTTTCGATCAAACTAGATTGCCTTTGACCAGCAACATCTGCATCGTATCCAGTGATATCACCTGTTGTATCATAAACAGCGACATGCAATTCATCACCAGTACCACGGGCGTTAGCTGTTGCCCATTCAGAAGTGCCTGGAGCACCTGTGAAAGCATCATAGTACTTCCAACGCCGTCTTATTTTCGAGTTGTCTGCAATATCTCTTTGCAAACCAGCACCATTTGGATCATCTTTTAGACGAATTGTTAATACGTTTGTTGATGTGTTGATTGCAGTAACCTCATACTCATTAAATTCATCAACTGGA